CGGCTAAACCTTTGTCGATGATGGCGGCTGTCAAGGCATCTTGAGCAGCCTGTTTAGAAACTCGTGAGCCACCTGAAGAAGCTCCCCCATTCCCAGTTGCTTGAGTCTTTTTTACATAGACTCCAGCTTTTGTAAGAATCATACGAACACCATTAGGGCTTTCACTTAATTCTTCTGCAATTTCTTTTACAATTTCCATTGAAGTCTCAGGAGTTGGATCCTGTGCTTCATACATCTCTACGGCTTGCGCCTTCTTGTCGTCATCCCACGCCATTCTGCGTTTTCCTCTTTGTTGTTGTTGAAAATAAAATCGGTCGCCCATTGGTTTCCTCATTTTTAATATTACATATTATATCTCGATTTAACATTTCTGTCAAGAATTATTTTTGCATGCTGTCCAAATAGTGATCGAATATTTTTCTCCTTCCTCTAATAATGTACTATTATGGGGGTGAGTAATCTGGCTAGGCCAAATTAATAAGTCACCTACTTCTGTTTCTTGATTTGTTACAGACTGTCTAGGAAAGGTCAATATTCCCCCTTTATAATTATTATTTAATTTTATACTACCACTAATGTAACTATCATCTACATGAGTTTTTAGTTTCGTCTGTGTATCCTTCGAGTACTTAACTATAAAAATATCTTTTGTCTCTACTGCTTGGTCTAATGCCCATACATCGGCCATTACTTTTAGAATAGAGTTATCAAACCTTTCTTTTATTAAAGCAAAAAGGTCAGGAAAAGATTCCTCTAGGTGAACATCATGAGTAGAATATGCGAATCTTTTTGTAGTCCACTCATCATGATCTTTAAATAACTCGTATAAACTGTGTGTAAAACTTTCAGAAAAAAATTTAGTATGAAAGATTTCAGAGGATCCAATCTGATCCAGCACGTGTTTATGAAACAAGTCAATCATATTTTTTCGATATCAATACCATACTGTTCCAAGTGAGTTAATTTTCCAAGGTCATATGCTATTGAAGCAGCATAAAATCCCCCAACTCCTAGGCTTTCGGTTTCTTCTAGTACATATATTGAGTAACATTTGCCTGCGTACTTATTCTGATACATAGGGTCTTCATATTCTTTTTCTATAAGTGCAGGCGCATGATAGAAAGCAGACCAAACTCTTTCTCCTACACTAAAATCTTCGGCCACACACTGTTCTGGCAAGTATGCATAACCTTTTCGTTCCTCTACTAATGCAGGTCGTGTTGGTACTCCTACTCTTTGGAGTATAGATTTCACAAACCCCGTAGAGCGGTACATAGCCTGAGAGATTTCAGACACAGATTCACCACGTAGATAAGACATTATTGCGTCTTTTATCTCTTCTCTACTTGCAGGTTTACCTCTAAGCTGAGCTTTTCTCTTCGCTCTAAAACTTAATTTATCTTGAAAATCTTCTATTATTCTGTTTAGTCTCGTAGTATTATACGAGATATTCAAAATCTCGCAAGCCTCCTTCTTTGTTATCGGCTTTTCCTGCTCCAGTAGATTTATCACGTGCTGGATATTCTCCTGCGTCAGTTTCTCGTGTTCTTTCTTCTTTACTCTCGCCAAGTAATTCGTCCTCCAACTTAAATAATAAACAGCACATTGCATGAGCGAGGTGCGATAACCCCGTCTCTTCGTCGTTCTTTTCTCCGTCTATGTGAGCAAAGATATGTCTTAATGCAGCACTCGTATATCTATTCTGTAGATCATCTACTTTACGCCAGTTCTCCGCATCATACTTCTCTGCTCCATAAGTTAATACCTTTCCTATTTCAAGTATTGACCTCGGAGGTAGCAGATAAAGTTTTGGTTTATCGCCATCGTATTTTCTACCTTCCATAATTTCTTCTACCTTTTTAAAATCTACTCCACCGCCCATTATACTCTAGTTATCCTTTCTTCATACTCTGCTTCGTCTTCATTCCACCAAGGTGGTTTGTTTCTATACTTCCATGATGCAAATGTAGCTTTATCTTTATGATAAAACTTTCGGTATGCTACTACTGCATTTGATCCTTTGAGCTCTTCAGGCATAGCCTGAGCGAAAGGTGTGAGTCCAATTCTTGGTATAGATACGGGCTCGGGTAATTTGAGTATGACGTCATGCACTGATTTATGGCTTTTACCGTATCGGTATCCATACTCGTCATTGAGCGCAGCTGCATAACAGTGTAGCCACTCGAAATTATCCATGCTAGTACGACTCCAGATAGTGCAAGGATGGTTATGCATTGTAGGCAAGTAAGGGAAGTCCCTTGGCTCATTTTGTTTTTTCTCTCTCAATAAAGCTAACTGTTCTTTACTTAGCTTCTCGGGTACATACCCTAAGTATTTATCAACCCACATATTAGTGCACAGCATTTGAGCTGCCTCTAAAGGCATTTTGACTATGTGTTTGTCAACGTGATACTCTGCACACTTATCGTGATTTTCGTCAAGTATAAAAATATTCATGCAAGTATTATACTAGAAAATGTGATTGATGTCAAGATTTTTTTCGGCTTTTCGCCTTCATTGATTCTACATCAAATTCTTTTTGCCAGGGCCAATACCCCGTGGCTTTTTTATCGCCGTAAGCCGCACCCAATAGCAATACTACTGGGAAACTAATTAGTAACAGAGTTAAGATCATCTACTGCTTTCCTTACACTTGGGAAGTGATCACCGATTATACTCCAGCATCTTTCTGCTATCTCGGCATGTTCTTGTTGAGTTCCATTTGCTCTACGAAGTTCACAATAGTGAATCCAGCTACGAAGTGTACCAGCCATATATAAAGTAGTACCAGCCATACCTTCTGGAAGAAGAGCGCGTGCTTGCTCTTTTGCAACACCATCCTCCAAAGCACTTTCATAAGCTTCTCGTGCAGTTCTCAAAACTTCTGTTTGTGCCATTGAAAATCTTTCGTTTACTCTTCTATGGCAAGTGTTATGGTAGTCAAGTGTAATACTATTTTGTCTATTTTTCTCGTCTTGCAACCTGGCTTCACGAATTTCAAAAACATTAGTTACAGCGTATCTCTGGCTAAACTCTTGAAAAGAGAAGCTTCGATGCCGTACTATTTGGTGGGAGATATCTCTCGTAGTTTGAATTTCCATAGTAAGAGATACCATTTCAAACGGGCTCCAATGACCGTGTTTGATTAGGTACTTCAACAACCCTGGAGCTGTCTTATTGTTGTTCTGATTGTCAGGATTACTTACTCTTGCACAGTAAGCTATAAATTCATCAGCCGTGTTGCATCCTGTCTGTGCAGACGGCTTGCTTAGAGCTACTAAAGCTACATTCATTAAACATTTTCCAATCTAGTCATTAATCTTTCTGCTCGTTTTCGTACTTGTTTGTACCACAAGGAATCTCTTCCTTCAACGGCAGCCCTTTTCCAGTCATTTTGCTCTATGGCTTTATTCATATTTTTGAATTTGGACAGTCTGGGTCTGCCCATGTTAAACATCATATTGACCAGGATCTGCTGGACTTCGTCGGGGAAGGCTCTAAAACTCCCTTCTCCGTATAGAGTACAACATTCTCCTTCGGCAATTTCAAGGTCTCTAGCGAAACACGCCCTGACTCGTTCTTCAGTAACTGGTGTTCCAGTCGGCCTTCCGAATTCCTCGTCACTTTCGAGGATAAGGTGACCGACGCCAAAGGTTGGATAGCCGAGGTGGTCATTGTAGATTTCATACACTACTCCTTCATCAATCTTGAGCTGTTCGTAAACTGCTTCTCTGTTCATGTCATTTTTCCACTTGGATCTAGTCTTGATCTCTTGATCCAGCCTTCGATCTGCTTTCTTTGTTTTTCTACTTCATCTGCTTGTGACTGAAGTTTTTCCTCAAGAGCATCAATCCTCTTCTCTTGAAACTTTAGTCTGTCTGCATGCATCTCGATTTCGTAATTCTTCATTTTCCATTCCTCAAGTTCGATAGCTTAGTTAAGCTTTCGACTTCCTTTTCTAATTTTTGAATTTTCTTTATTAATTCGTCATATCCATCAAAGCATTCTAAAGGGCAGGGAGGATGAGAGTCCTTCTCTAGCTTTTCTATTTTTTCATCGTGTTCCAATAGTATTGTTTCTATTCGCCGTTGTCTCATTAGTATACCTTTACAAGATCCCAGTTCATTGGCTCATGAGTTCTGATTTCAATGAGCTGGTCGTCTTCATCCTTAAATTTTATATAGTTTGGTTTTAAACTGTAAAACTTTTTAGCTTTGTACTTCTTTGGAGTTCTTCTAAAAGTTTCACGCCCTTTTTCATCTATCTGTTTTTCGGAGGCAAAGTAGACTGTCAACTGGTATTCCTCTCTGGTTATGGTTTTCCACCAGTGTACGAACCAATTATCTTTTACTTGATGTTCAAATTCTTCATCAGTCATTTTGTAACTCTTGGTTCTTCTCAAGCCACTCCTCGGCTTCATCAGCGACTTCTGTTGCTTCCCTATAGTAGAGAATAATTTCTTTCTGCTGTCGTATAAATCTACGAATCTCTTGTAGATTGTAAGCCATGGCTTCATAGCCTGTAGGTGTGAGAGCAAAGACTACAAACTCTCCACCTAATAATTGTTCTACTTTTTGTACTGATTCTTCATAATTATTTTTAGTTATTACAAACCAGTTTACATCTTCCATTTTAATTTCTTGAGGCAAAGGTGGCTGATAGATCTCCATCTTTACTTCTTCTGTTACTACTTTTACTGGAGGTGGCGGTGTAAAATCTACTTTCGGAAGTACACTACAACCACTACTCAGTGCTATCGTAAGCGCGCTCACTAGCGGTATCGTCGGCTTCATCTAATTCCCTACTGTCTGCTTCCACTTGACGGAATACTCTGTCGGTTCCTCTGTTAATCTTTGGTTCTATCTCATCAGGATTAGAACGTGCAGATTGTGTTAAATTGTGCCGTTTAACCATGCTCATGTATCTATTTTTATCAGACTCCAATGAGTTATTTTTAACGGTTAAAGCAGCGAATGCTTGGGCTTGTTTTTTCATCTGTTCCTCTAACTTACGAATCGTACTTTCGTTAGTTTGAGCTGCCGTTTGAAGAGCTACGTTTTCCTGTGTTTTACTTGCAATCTCCATCTGTTGTTGGGTGATGCGGTTGTCTTTCTCATTTATTACTACTTTATGATAAGCGAAACCAGCACCACCCACAACTAGGATGATTGGAAGCATTTTGATCATTCCAAACATACTATGTCCTTTACTTACAGAGCTGTAAGTACTCTTGCTCCTGAATATTTATCAAGCTCACACAAGACCTTTTGTTTTCCTGCAGATGAGGAAACAACAAACTGAACCTTGTATACGCCTTGAGAACTACGAATCCTTGCTAAGCGATATCGATTTGCTCCCAAATATTCTGATTTAACTTCATTTTTGCAAGCTGTAAACGCTTTATTTTTGTCAATTATTTTTGCGTTTGCAGGTAGTGCGACTAGTAGGGCTAGGGTTCCTATTCCTATTAAGGATAGAACTCGTTTCATACTTTGCTCTCCTTTTACCTTGGCTAATGCCATTATTACTTTACTACTTTCATTTGCCCAATAAGAGTAGTGTTTTGAGTCAGAGGGGTACCTCGTCTTCGTCAACGTCCAATTGACCGTTGTCAACAAGGTAGTCTACGGCATGTTGGATTCCGACTCTGCGTCCAACGTACCATGAATGTATTCCACACCCGATTAAACATAGCGTAAATACTACAAAAGCTGCTATTGATGTTTCCAAGTTCCTCTCCTTTAGGTATGATTTTCCAGATTGTTATATTATAATAGAAATGACATATTTTGTCAAGAAAAATTTTTAGGATGTGGAGACAAAAATAATTCTTGACATGTGGTCTCACTTCTAGTATAATATATAAAATGAGAAATTACACAAAAAAACCTTGGAGCATGAAAGAGCGTTCAATACTATCAAAGTATTACTATAAAGTGCCCTTAGAGGAAGTACAAGCACTACTTCCTAATCGTACTCCAAATGCAATAAGAAAACAAGTTTTATACTTGAGGAAAAGAGGATGGCCATTTAAGCGTGAAGGTATATAATGGAAACAACGTATTTTTTTCCTACTCCAATATGGAGTAAGCAAGTCGATTTTGACAACAATGAATTAGCTAGAGAGGTATATGAATATAGAAATCATAAACCTAATCAGAGTCTTTCTAATGTAGGAGGTTATCAAGGCGATCTATTTCATAATCAAAAATGGTTAGATATGGTTGCTCGTAATATTCCTCAGAGAAAAGATAAACCCTTAAAAGATTTGGTTATATATCCGTGGGCTAATATAAATTATACAGGTGCTTATAATATAAGGCATATGCACTACGATAGGAACTTACTTCTTTCTGGTGTATATTATGTAAAAGTACCAAAGAACTCTGGTACAATAAGATTTTGGGATCCTCGAGGTCCGTTAATTTATGCTCAAAGAGACAATGAGTACTTTAATGAAGCTACTTCTTCTCAGCATATATTTCCAGAACCAGGATTATTACTGTTCTTTCCCACATGGTTAGAACATGATGTTACACCAAATGAAAGCCACGAAGATAGAATAAGCATTGCATTTAATGTAAAGACAAGTTTTATACTTGAAGAATAAGGATAGTTATTTAAGCGTGAAAATAAAGGTTAGAAATAACAATGTAGAGAGTGCATTGAGAGTTTTTAAAAAGAAGTGTAACGAGGTAATATTTGAATACCGAGAGCGAGAATATTATGAAAAGCCAAGCTCAAAAAGACACAGAGCAAAACAAGCTGCAAAAGCAAGAGAAAATCGAAGACAGCAAAAGCAAGACATTTTCAATGGAAAAAATAAAAAAATTTTTTAAACGTCGCAAGGGATGGAGTGATCCTGACCCCGACGAAGTCTCCATTGATAACGCATACAAGACGCGTTGGATATGGTATCACACAATTCTTGCACTAGAATTACTTATGGTAAATATACTACTAGTTGCAATACTTATTGTGCTAGCAATTAAACTTTAGGAGTAAAAGATGGACGGAACTAACTTTGAATTAGTTGGGGACTTTATGGAATCAATGGATCAGGAAGTAAGGATCAAACCTTCTTTTCCAGACGAGGAAATACAAAAGCTAAGAAAGGACTTAATCGAAGAAGAACTCGATGAGTTTACTTATGCACTTGATAATAAAAACATGGTTGAGATCGCAGATGCACTTACTGATCTACTGTACGTTGTGTACGGAGCAGGACACGCATTTGGAATTGATCTAGATGATTGTTTTGCAGAAGTTCACAGAAGTAATATGAGTAAGCTAGGTCCCGATTTTAGACCAATAAAAAGGGAGGATGGTAAGGTTCTTAAACCTGACACATACTCCCCGCCCGATCTCAAAACTGTACTAGCGATCTGAATAAAAGATGTGGTCGCCGATTGTCACCTCGTGACTATAGGCGTTAGCCCAGTAGGGATCGACTTTATTACTATGATACCAATATACATTGTTGGGCAGCACTGGTGAATCTTTATTCATGAACCTCACGTATGCAATCATTTTTGATAGATTAAATACTGCTATAGTCTTCGGTTCATCACTTAATCCATCACAATACCAACTAAACTGGCACACCCCTCTTTTTTGTTGCTTTACTACTTCACAAACGGTGCTAGGCCACCTTGAATCCTTTACCCGATTTAAAGTTACGTCCGCTACCGCGTACATGCCTTGTATCGACTGATTCCTTGCTTCGAAATAGATGTTCTTTGCTAGACATTTCACTTCGTCCGCCATTACCCAAGTACTGCTCGCCACTAAACCGATGGCTAGTATTACTCCTCTCATTTAAAGACTCCATTACAAATTCACCAAATTATCTACAGACCTTATGTCTATAGGCCAGCGTCCTTCATTGAGCGTCATCTTTATAACTTCGGCTTTGCACTGACCCATATAGGGTGTAACAGCTCTACGCTGTCTTTCGAGTAAGCCTGCGGTTGTTGCGAGTCGCTCAGTTTCATACAAACCAACGACGGACAGAGTATCCCCTGTACCGCCGTTTTTGTACTGTTCGCGTACTACTGTTAGATAGAATGTTCCCACTTATCT